ACAGGTTGTCACGACCGATGTTGTAAAACGTCATCCATCAGTGGAAACTGAAATTGGGGTGAATGAAGTTAAACTCCAACTTGTACCCAAAATCCCTGTAAAAACTATATTTTGGTTTCTGAGAAATAAAGAATTTGAAGATGAGAGCGTAATTAAGGGGTTAGGTACTACGATTGAATCAAATGTATTTGAAAATCGATACAATTTTTCGTCGAGTGATACATTTACCATGTCAAATTCATTTTTCAACCCAGTTATGTCTTCAGGTAAATTTTTCGTGAACGGTCAAGATTTACCTAATATTATAAATCCCGGACATTCTTATTACAAATATGTCGTCCCATATCTACATAGATTATCGAGACCGATTAGAAATATTTATACGTATACATTCTCGATGAATCCGATTAATGTGGAACCGTCGGGAAGTTTGGATTTTGGAGAATTGAAATCAGATACCACTGTAATAGAGGTAAAATTAGTGCCAAATTTAACTAAAGTTTATACACTTAACATATACTATGTCGGATATCAAACGTTTCTGTTTGAAAATGGGTTCATGAAACTCGCTTATTGAAAAGAGAGTCTTTATTAGTTCTAATGTACTCGACAATTTTATTTTTTATACACCACTTGATGAAATTTAACTGTGCAACAGTCGTATGGATTTCATCAGTTGTACCTGGAATAGTATATGCTATTTTTTCAGATCTACAAAACGGGTCAAATAGTTTTTTACTGTACCCATCTAGACTCGATTTATATGCACAATGTACACTAAAAAGTCTACCATCATTTGTCTGATAAGTTGTATTGTTTTTTTTAGAATAATTTGTTATGAACCATTCAAGATTTCTAAGAGATATACCTCCAGATTTTGATAAAAGTTCGTTTAAAACAATTTTATTTTCCGGTATCTTGTAGAATGTATTGATTGATGATAGTAGTATATCGGATTTATTCATATTACTCCACAAACGTCTTAATTCTCTAACTTCTTTTTTTTATCATCTTCACATTTTGGACATCCCAGAATAAATCCAGATGGAAATGGATGTGTGTGGCGGATCGTCGTTGTTTGTATTTTTATAGGTTCACATAAACGTTCATCGTTTACATGGAACGAGCAGAACCCTTCTTTCGTAGCTTTATTCGTACAGAAGCGTCCACTTTTTGTTATACCTTGACAATATTCAACATCTGGTAGAAATTCACGACGCGCGTACTTTTTTGAAACGGGAAAAATGTCGGTGACCTTCTCTAGGACTTTACAAACGCGTTCATACACGCGTCGCTCAACCTCCTTTTCAATCAGTTCCGATATTTGGTCGGAAATACCCATACTATACACGCGCACTTACTTTTTAAATAGGTCGGAGATAAGCATTTGTTTTTCATCTTTCACGACCTTTTTTTTCTTCGGTGGTTTTGCCCGATCGAGTAATTCACCGAAAATTTCAAGTTTTGGGTTTTCGAATAGAGGTTCCAGTAAATCACACACGGGATTCAGGAATTTGTTAATGAAATAATATGCATAATCGATGGGTAGATTATGTTCCTCCACGAACTTTGGATCCTCCGATTTTTCAAATGCTTTTGCACGTGGATTATCCGTTTTGATCAATAAGTAAGGTACGCGATCACCAGACCTTGGTTCAGACCCAGGTTGCCTCGCGCGCATTTTTGTCACGACGCGAACGTGTGCCATATTGATGTCACAACTCGTTGGGTCGTCGATATGTTCTTTATTAACTTTGGATATGGGTACATTTTTACCCTTTACCTTATATGTATCAGAAAGAGATTGACTTAATATGAGCTTACTATTAGGAACCTCCCCTTCGAGTAGTTCGATCGCACGTTGTCGCGCCAAATTCATAGGCGCGACTATATCACTACTCTCTAGAATGACATCAAGAAGCTCTTTACATACCTCACGCATGTGAGGTGTATTATCGCGACGAACGAGTTGCAACCCCTTTACGTCAATATAGTCCATGTTCATATTACCATCTTTACCTTTGGTCCATAGTTTAGCCGCGTAACGTTTTTTTGAATATAGAAAATATGGACAGTACACCTTTTCAAGTTCTAGGTTATTGGGTGCCTTAAACAGCCGTGTACACTCTTCAGCCGCGCGTTCGCCAATTTCCCAGCTATATTCGATAGCCTCTTTACCCGTTCGATCACCCACGTCAAACTCAACCATAACGCTATCAGTGTCACCGTATCGCACTTTAGACCCCGGAAAATTCTTTTCAACATACGATTTCGTGTCATCAATCATACTTCTACCCTTCCTAGTTACAGTCGACGCGATGGCTACACATGGAAGCATACCCCTCGATGCACCCGTAAACCCATATACAGAGTTCATTGAAATCTTATACGCTAACTGCTTTGCATTATACATGCGCTGTGTCGCACCCGTAGAGTTTGCCATATCCTTTTTAGCTTGCTTCCTAAATTGTTTAAGTTCTGCCAAAATAGCCGGTAAAAGGCTTGGGACGTCCTGTGCGAACTTATACTGACCGAACGTTTCGTATGTTACACCAGGAACATTATCATATTTAGTATCCGTGACAAGTGAAGAATAACATAGATTATGTGCCATCATGATAGATGGATATAGACCTTCAAAATCTAGAGCAGTGATCGGTGTATAATACGCACCGGATTGTGCTTCGAGAACAGTCGCCCCTTCATACCCGGCCGTATCCGTATACCCGTATTCAAATGCGGGAACCTTGAAACCAAGTTCTCGAGCCTTTTTCGTGAGCTGACTAAATACCTTAATCTGCTGCCCCCGTTCAACCAAATAATTGAGGGGTACCCACGTCGCCTTCGCCATCTCGAGTAAATTCATCAGGGTTGACAACTTCGCGATCAGTTTATGTGGGAGGATTGTATCTTTTATACAATACTCCGCAACTTCGCGTAGTTTTACTGGGTCACCCTCTTTGAAACGTGCAAACATCTCCTTGGGAGACATATCAATTTTCTGGTCCCCCAGGTAAATTCTAGAAACATTGTCAAGCTTATACGAGTCGAGTTTATACTCACGTTTAACCTCGTGGAACATATCGAATACGAATCGACCAGGAATGGGTACGAGTTTCAATTCGTTATCACCTAGGGCGCTCGAAGATAGTTTTTTCGATACCAAATTGCAAATATGACCACGGAGTTTACTCATTTGGAAAAACTCTCTCGAACAATTGGTGTATGAGGCGCGTTGCATAATATATTCCAAATCGAAACCAAAAATATTCCAACCAGTGATCACATCGATATCACGGGTTCGTAAATATTTACTAAACCCTGTGAGCATATCACGTTCAGTGTCAAAACTAATAATATTACACCCTTCCAAATTTGGGTCGGTTTGTCCATAACATAGGCATGTCTTATCATACGGTTCATCGTCGGAACCGAAATGTGTCAGCGAAATGGCAATCTGAAAACAAACGTCCCCAGGAATTTTCGGATCTGGAAATTTACCGGTAGAACTGTAACACTCTATGTCTACAGATGCTACGACGAATGGGGCGATAGTATCCGTTTTAAGTGGTGTTAGTTTTCTCCAATCTTTACAGAATAAGTCAATGTCGACATGGGCGTGACACGCTCGAATCACATCAGCATTCGTATCAACCCAGCCTGTAGATTCTATACCAGTTTCATGCATCAGGCGAAGAACCGGGTCAATATTCGCTTCGTAAATATGAAGCTTCTTGTTAAGATCCCGAATTGGTTTTCTCAGGCGGTTGCTCACCTGCTTTCGAGCTGTTAAATCCCTACAAAAAATTTGTAAAAATGTATGTGTTTCTTCATTTTGGAATCCCCATACATCTTTCGCCCTCACCACTTCAAACCCTGTGATGAGATCTTCATAACATGCATCTTCTATGTACCGCATTAATGCATCCTTCATCATACCCTTCGGGATCTTGACGAAGAAGTAGGGTGTATAATTCGTTGTGACACACACAGACTCTCCTTTACTCGTCTTACCAAACAGCCTGATAACATGTGTATTCTCTTCATCACGTGAATCCCATATGAGAACTTGAAATTGGACCATACTTCGTTATAGTGTGAAAATTTTAATATCATTACATAGTAAAATGTCAGCTGCGTTGATTGATCTTGTATCGAAGGGTGCTCAGGATGTATACATCACTGGTCAACCCGAGGTTTCTTTCTTCCGTCAAAACTATAAGCGTCATACCAACTTTTCTATCAAACCGGAACGTATGGACTACATTGGTTCATTCGGGAGCTCCAACGAGGTGGTCATCCCCATTCGCTCTAAGGGTGATTTGCTCAGCTACGTGTGGATCGAAGCTGAGAACATCTCCAACGTTCTCACGAACACGAATGGTTTGTTCTCTTCTGGACAAGGTGATACGACCGAGTTCACCCTTCACATAGGTGGTCAAGAAGTATGCAAACTTGATGCATTCTACATTCAGGGTGTTCACAACATTTTGTACAATGACAACTCTGCGAAAGCCTCGTGTGCCACGACCTCAAGTGAGATTGCTGGTAATGCCAAGGCAAACGCGACTAACGCGGCGCGCGGTTCGGATTATTTCGTCATCCCATTCTTCTTCAGTGAAGATTGGACCAAGGCTCTTCCCCTCGTCGGACTTCAGTATCACACTGTCGAGATCCGTATCAAGTGCAGGTCTAATTTCACACCCACGACCACACCCGAAGTGTACGGTACGTACGTGTACCTCGACACAGACGAACGTGAATTTTTCGTGAAAAATGAGCACGAGTTGCTCATTACCCAGTTGCAATACCAACCCGTGACTTCCACCGACACTGACATTGATCTCACGTATTTCAATCACCCAGTCAAGGCGCTCCACCTCGTATCGTCTGCGGTCGACGGTACAAACTGGGATACGCAGTATTCCTTCGATAGGTCAACCCTATACATCAACGGTACACCCCTTTTCGAAAACATGTCCAAGACGTTCCACCATAATGTCGTTCACGAAATGCATGTCGACACACTCCCATCTGATGTGCTTGACACGGCCCCCTTGTACACGTGGCCATTCTGCCTCAAGATGAACAAGGCGCAGCCTTCTGGAAGTCTAAACTTTTCTCGTATTGATAACGCGAAACTTTCAATCACTTCACCCACCGGTGGCGCTGGTAACAATATTAACCGCGTGTATGCTGTCAACTATAACATCCTCCGCGTGAAGAATGGTATGGCTGGTGTAGCCTTCGGTAACTAATTTAACCCGATGACCCAAAACCCTGCGTGCCTCGGACAGTGTCTTCGATCTCGATAACTTCTTCGATTGGTGGTGTTTCACATCGCTCTAAAATCATTTGTGCAATCTTATCACCTTGCTTAATCACATATTCTACACTCCCGTGATTAAACATGATGACCTTGATTTCGCCCGTATAGTCCGGGTCAATAACACCCGCACCTACATCGATACAATGTTTCGCAGCGAGTCCCGATCGGGGTGCGATGCGAGCGTATACATCTTCAGGTAAACCGACCGCGATACCAGTTCCCACTATAACTCGTCCACATTGACACGGGACAACAGTATCTTCAGTACTGTATAAGTCATACCCAACCGAACCTTGCGACGCGCGCGTGGGAATAATGGCATTAGGTGAAAGTTTTTTTATTAAAAGCTGCATTTATTATTTTACGTGAAACATCTTTAATGCACTTGTACTTCCATATTAAAATTTTTATGCATTTTAATGGTAATTTTATTTTCGTCGACGAGTCGTTTAATTTTGACACCTAGTTTTAGGTTAGAATCTACGATTTTCTGAACCGACGGATTTTCTGGGAGTGTAGGCATAAACATCATAAATCCAACCATCTTCTGGTCCATAGATAGTTCCGGGTCTGAGAGCATTTTTTTAACGATGGGGGGGATGTTGTTCATTATATATTGGGACGCTTTATTCTTTATACACGCACATTTTCATCATCATTGAATGACGAAGATCAGTAGATCCATATCGTAGTCTTTATATATAATATTTGTAGATAATAAATGAAACATACTATTGCTATAGCCGCGTCTACAATCCTCGGATCTGCATTTTACGTCCTCATGGAAAAATCAATTCCAACTGACGCAAATTGTAGTTATCTGGCGACACCCATGACAGATTTTCTTGCATTCGTATGGGGTTTTATCATTATGTGGTATGGGATATATATATATGATAACGCTATACTGACAACTCTCGGTGCCACCATAGTCGTAGAACATTTATGGCAATTAAAACGTAAGGGGATTAAACAATTACGTTTATAAAGAATAAAGTACATATATAAATAATGATATCTCTTCATACATTGACACACAGGCTCAGCGTTCGTACAAAAGCTATTAAAAATAAAAATAACTTCATTTCATCGGCAGATGCACTCGGTGAGGGAAGTAAGTGATTTCCATCAATGGACCGGGGGTCACATGAACCAGATAAAGAGCCCGAGTCAGTCAATCCTATTAAAAAGTTTTTGATGGATACGTTCAAAATCAAGGAGATTAATCATGAAAAGTTCCATAAAAATATTAAACGGGCAATTAAAATAAAACCCAAATAAATCAAGTATTAAGGATAATATGTATAATAGATATATGACACTGCTAAATGCCGCCCAAATCGGTAATGTGCATGAGGTATTGACGTGTATAGAGGCGGGTGATGACATCAATGTCAGTAATCATATTGGTTGGACACCACTCTCTATGGCCGCTGCAAATGGTCATGATGGAGTAGTAAAGACCCTGATCGCGGCGGGTGCGAATATTAACAAGACCGATGATATTGGTTGGTCTCCCTTATTACAAGCCATTGAATATGGTCACTGTACAACGGTACAGATACTGATCGATGCGGGTGCCGATATCAATACTGTGACACGTAGTGGTGTGACACCATTATTTATCGCTAAACTGAAGGAGTGTGATACGATATTACAGATGCTATTCAATACAATATAAACATTCTATTTAAAATTATAAATTAATACTAATGATTGGTATTCCGATTGCGTTTTGGGGGCTGACGTCTTTGTATTGGGTTTGTGTATGTGCGAACGCACGCGATGACGTTGATACGAGAAAATGTACTCTCATTCCGGGGTAAAAGTACTAACAATATCACTGAATGTATCTTCATCCGTGAAAGGTTTCAAGATATCTATGATAGCTTCATTTCCAATACATACCGCACCGACCAAGCCTGGATACGCCATGACCTCCATGTATTTTGGGTATTGGTTACCGAGTGCGGTTTTGACACGTGTTAATAAACACATTTAACATCTCAAGAGCGAGTGCTTTGTCTTTCTTGATGGTGATCCAGTAAATACTGAAGTTTTCTTCATCATCGTTTCCGTTTCCAGCATCTTCGTACACGTGATTGACGTGTTCGAGGATTTGGTGTTCAAGCTGACGAAGCCCGTTGAGGTCGCCGCTCATGATAGTACGTTGGAGTTCCATATTTAGTTAGTTTTTTTTGATACGACTTAGGTTACGCTCCTTGATTTCGGCTTCAATTTCTTTG